GGCAGAGCTTCCGGCTGCACGCTGGTCTGCATCTGAGCCGCCGCGGGCGGCGTCGGCACCGTCCGCCAGTCGTCGCGGTAGTCCTGCACCTCCTCGGCGGTGATGGCGCCCATGAGGGCGTCGGGGAACTGGTCACGCATGGCGAAGCCGCGGGCACGCTGCTGCAGCATGCGTTGGGGGTAGGAGCTCCAGGGACCGCGCTGGCCCCAGAGGCCGGCACGCTTGGCATCGGCGATGGTGAACTTCACCACCACGTCGGCCTGGTTCCGCCGGCCCACGGTCACGGTGGCGCCGAAGTCGTCGCCGTCGCCACCCCACACCGTCGAGATGCCGGTGCACTCGGGGTGCCGCTTCACGCAGGCCACCAGGGCATCGCCATAGATTGTGATCTTGCCGCGGATGAAGGCCATGGCGTCGATGCACTCGGTGGGGGCCAGGCCGATGGCCATGCCCTTCTCGAGGGTGAACATGACCCTGGCGAGCTTGCTGCGGTTGGTCTCGCAGCCGGCGAAGAACTCGGGCTTGAAGGCCCCGCCCTCGAGGTACATGACGGCGATGCGGTAGAGGCTGTCGAGGTTGTCGGCCTCGAGGCCACGCCGGCCCAATGGCACCCTGGCCTTGGGTTCTGCCACCACCATGGCGGCCTGTTGCGGTTGCGGTTGCGGTTGCGTCGGCGGATTGGGCCGCGCGTCGGCCATGATGGCGTCGATGTCATCGCTCACTTGGGATCTCCTACGGGGTTGGGGTTAGATGCCGGCCACGTCGGCGGCACCAGAGAAGGCCCAGCCGGGCAGCTCGAGCAGCTGCACCTGGCCGTCCTGCTGGATAGAAGTATACTCGCCAGATTCGACGCAGGCGGCCCACTGCCGCAGTATCTGCGAGTTGATGGCGTCGGCCTGCTCGAGGGCCTGGTGGTCCAGCTCGTAGAGGCAGCAGCTGTAGGGTGCGCTGCTCTCGAGCACGGCGAAGACGAAGGGCAGCAGCTCGCCGGTGGTCGCGGCCACGGCGCGGCGGTACCACGCCGCTTGCATGTGGTACCCGTAGGCGGCCACGGCCCTGGTGAAGGCGAAGCTGCCGGCGGCCCTGGCGGTCTTCACGTCGAGCACCAGGTGGTGGTGGATGAGGCGGTCCACCCGCGCCTTGCACCGCAGGCCGCTCTCGGCGTCGGTCCACACCAAGACCAGCTCGCTGCTGCCATCGGCGGCCAGCAGGTCCCGCATGGTCTGGTGCCGCCGGCAGGCCTCCACCATGCCTTGGGCGGCCTGGTAGGTCTCCACATCGACGATGATGGCGCCGGCCGGAAGGCCCGCGGTCCACGCGGCCTTGGCCTCCTTGGCGGCCTTGGTCCGCAGATCGCCGAAGTCGGGGGCCACCACCACCCGATCAAGCTTCGCCGGCTCGAGGAGCATGGCATGGGTGATCGTCCCGAGCTCCTTGGCGGCCGAGCTCTCGGACACGCCGCTCATGGCGAGCTTCATGTGCTGCATGCTGGTGCGGCCGGCCTTGATGCTCGAGGCGTTCACGTAGGGCAGGGCCCGGTAGGCTTCCTCGGTCATGGCGGCGTAGATGCCATCGGCAATGTCGTTCACTGGTTGGTCTCCTTGATGAGGTGCTGCAGGTTGAGGTGGTGAGCGAGGCGGACGGTGAGGCGTTCGAGGCGGTCGAGCCGCTCGAGGGCGGCGCCGTCGAACAGCTGCGGCTCGGGCTTGGTCTTGGCCGCGGCCCGCTCGATCTCGAGGTGCCGGCGAAGGGTGAATCCCTCAGCCTCGGCGATGCTGTGGATGCTGCGGTCGCTGATCGGGAAGCCCAGCGCGGCCTCGGCGGCCTTCGCCACGGCCGGGGCGTACTCAGCCTTGAGCAGCTCGACGTTCTCACGCAGCCAGTTGGTGAGCAGCAGCAGGTTCTTGATGGTGAGGTGCCGGGAGGCCATCACGCGCCTCCCTTCGCCAGGTCGATGGCGGTGAGGATGCGATCCGCGGCCTGCTTCATCGTCCGCCACGTCTCGACGCTGGCGGCCCAACGCCGGCGGGCCTCGAGGATCTTGGGCTCGTCCTTGGTCGCCATGGCGGCCAGGTACTGCTGCCAGCAGAGCTCGGTGCGGTTGTCGAGCTGGGTGGCCATCTCCTCGACCACCCGCAGGCCGGCACGCAGGCCGGCGAGGTAGTCGGTGGAGCCGGTCTTGGTGCTGCCGTACCCGCGGCGGTCGGGCACGCGCCGTGGCAGCAGGTCGGCCGGGCAGCCGCCGTCGAAGGCGTCGTCACACTCGACGCTGGCGGCCATCACGTCCGCCATCAGGCGGCGGTCTGCTGCGGGGTTCTTGCCGGTGAGGATCACGTCTTCCATCGGTCAGTCTCCTGGTGCCGGTGCCCACTGGCCGGCGGGTCTGGTTGGGCGAATCGCCGATGCTGGGTGTCCCCAGCCGCGGCGGTGACGATCAGAGGCAGAGGCGGTCGAGGTCGGTCTCGAGGCGTTGGCCGGTGAGGCCGTCACCGGTCGAGATCTCGTAGACGGCCAGCTTGTTGCCGGCCACATCCTCGATGAACTCCACCAGCTTGACGTTCACCCAGCGCTTCGTGACCAGGTCGAAGGCGGTGCGGAACAGGCTTTCCTTGGTGCGGGTCGTGTCGGCCATGGCGATCTCCTGCAGGGTGCTCGGCCCATTACCGGGGCCGTGTCGGTGAATGCCTCCTCATCGGCTTTCGCCGGTGGGGGGCTTGAGGTGATCAGCACATTTCGTTGATCAGGGCGATCAGGTCCCACTTGGTGAAGACCTTGTGGCCGTATCCGGTGCAGCTCATGGTCCACTTCTGGCCGTTGGCGAGCTTGTCCAGACAGGCGTTCAGCTGCTCGGCGGTGAAGAAGCCAACATGCTGGCCGTCAGAGTTGCGAACGTGGTAGGTCTTCATCGGCTTCACTCCTGCGGGGTTTGGTTCTGCCAGCCGCACACGCGGCTGACACGTTCAGTATAGATCTATACTCGGCCGTTTGTGCTGCCACGCTTGAGGATTCGGAGCAGATTCTGCAAATCGTCAGCAGGACCCGAACGGCCCGGTAGGGTGCGGTTCGGATCTCAGGCCGCCAGACCGCCAGGCCGCCATCACCAATGGTTCGACGGGCAGCCCTCGCCGGTGCACGTCACCTTGCCCGCCGGCTTCCACGCGCCGCTGCCGCCGACCCGCCACTGCACCAGGCAGCCACACGTCGCGCCGTGATCCTCGAGGGGAGGGCCGCAGAAGGCCGCCTGCAGGTCCGTGCCACGGACCCGCACGATCACCCGGCTCGGGCAGGCCCCGCACACGCTGGCCCGCCTGGCGGCTTCCTCGGCCGTCGCCGGCGAGCAGCTCGCCCACCGTGCAGCTCCTGCTATCGCCGTCCATGCGTTCATTCGATGACCTCGAGCTGGGATCTGTCGCCGCAGTTGGAGCACCCGCCGCCGGTGAGCTCGGTGGGCCCGCCTCCACCGCACGGGCAAAACTCGCGCGTCCAGGTGCTCTCGAGGTTGGCGGTGTAGTCGGTCACGCTGACGTTGGGGAACCGACCAGGCAGCGCCTCGGTGACGGTTGACCAGGTGAATCGACCACCACTGCAGGCATCCTCGTACCGGTATTGGTCGCTCGTCCATCGGTCGTACCTGGTGCTCGAGGCGCAGGGGGTGGTGCCGGGAATCAGGAGCGGGCCCGTCCTGGTGCCACTCACGTCGGCGTTGCCGCCCGCGGCACCGATGGGATAGAGGAACGGTGCCGCGGGCACCACGGGACGCAGCAGCTCGACCACCACGGGCCGCTGGTTGCCGGCTTGGTTGACCACGGGCAGGAGATCCGAGGTAGCCGGTCCTTGCGGGATCAGCACCTCACCCGCCGCGGCCAGCTCGAAGATGCTGTCACCGTCCGCCGTCGTGGTCTGGAAGGTCGCGCCCTCGAGCCGCATGGTGCCGCCGATGAGCCTGGCGATCTGGTTTTCGGTGCCGGCTGGATCAGAGCTCACGCAGTAGTCGGCCGTCGCCGTCATGGCGAACTGTGCCGCCTGCACCAGCTCGTTCACCAGTCGCTGCCGGCCATTCTCATCACGGATAATCACGTTGGCTTGCCTGAATCTGTACAGGCTTCGCCAAGAGCTCGTCACCCGCATCCGATATCCGCGGTTCTGGGGGCAGTCGCCGAACGCCATGAGCCCGCCGGCATCGCAGCGCACGTAGGGAGTCGGCAGGCACGGCGCCTCGGCAGGGCAGCACACGCCGCCGCAGCAGCAGGGTGCGCCGTTGGCGTCGGTGACCAGCTGCCTGGCCACTACGCCCAGCTGCCGGTCTCGCATGATGAGCTTCGGCATCAGTTGAGGCCGTCAGCTCCGCGGCCGATGGCGTTGCGCGTCGTGATCGTCAGCAGCTTGCTCGGGATGATCACGCAGCTCGGCGCGTCCTCCACCAGGGTGACGGTCAGAGGCCGCTGCAGCCTCGAGAAGTCGATGGTGCCGCCCAGGGCGAGCAGGTTGGTGATGCCCGCGGTGGGCACATCAGGGTTGCCGCAGTTGAGCACCACCAGCTGGCCGCCGGTCACCGTCACCGCCGCCAGGTTGCGGCTGCCGGCGTCCACCGTCACGTTGCCGCCAGCCACCGTCAGTCCCTCGGTGCGGCTGCCGGCCGTCACCGTCGTGCCCTGGATCCCACGCTTGATGAGGTGCTGGCCGCCCGTGATGGTCAGCGCGTGAATGTCGTTTGTGCCGCCGCTGTTGACCACGTCGATGGTGCCGACGCCGCCGGTGAATACCCACCGATAGTTGGCCGTGCTGCCGACGTTCTGGGACACGAACACTCGGCCGGCCTGCAGCTCGAGGCGCCGCACCGAGCAGGTGCCCGTCACGTACATGTTGCCGCCGCCGTTCACCTGCAGGTAGTGCACCTCGTCGTTGGCCGAGGCGTTCTCCGCGGTGTAGTACACGGCGCCGCCGCTGGCCTCGTAGCGCACCCGAGGCAGCTGGGTGGTCTGGGAAAAGAGGCTGTTGCGGGTCTGGAAGGCCATGCTGCCCGAGCTGCCGCCAATGGTGCCCGAGAAGCCGGCCGTGATGTCCAGAGACTTGATGCCGTTGGTCAGGGCCGTCCAGCTGATATCCGAGGTCACGGCCTGCGAGCCGTTCTGGATGAAGAGCTCGGCATCATCGACGATGCCGGAGCCGGCGGCGCCGGCCAGGGTCTTCCAGTTGCCGCTTGCAAGTGAGGTGGCGCCGGTGTTCAGAATCTCGTTGGCCATGGGTCAGGTCCTTGGGTGGTCGTGTCAGTGTACCCGCATCACGGGCGCGTCTCGGCCTCGAGCAGCAGCCACAGGTAGTCGCGGATGGTCGTTCGGGTGAAGGTGTCGAGCACCATGGGAATGTCATCTTTGTAGTAGTCGGGAATCGAGATGTAGTTGGTGTGAACCGGCTTCCACTCCGGATCCACGCTCGCCTCGAGCTGCGCGAAGGTGTGGCAAGTCACGGTATCGGCCACGGTGTCGATGGCGATGATGGCCGGAAGGTCGCCGGCGTTGGCGGCTCGATGGGTGGCGATGGCGGTGAGGATGGCCGTGCTGTTCATGTCACACCCTTGGGTCCAGCACCCTGCGCACCATCAGCAGGATGGCATACTGGCTCAGGCCCAGAGTCTTGTTGCCGGTCTGCCAGGCGTTGCCGCTGGTGGCGATGGTGGCCTGCAGCTTGGTCCCCCATGGCATGCCCACCGTTGGGTCTGGCGAACTGGCGAAGTTGGCCGTGCCGATCTGCCCAGGTGCTGAACTGTTGGCCGAGAAGGTCATGACGGCGCGGTAGCTGTTGCCCACCCGCATGCGGAACGGTCGCTCGAAGTAGCAGAAGAGCAGGGCGCGGTTGTCGGCCGTCACAGCTTGGGTGTAGAGAGGCGAGGAGTTTGGAGCTTGATTGCCGCCGAAGATCTCCACTCCGCTCCAGCTGGCGGCAGAGCCCACGCTCATGCCGAATATCTCCATGTCTGTCTCAAAGTTGTCGATGTAGATGCCGCGCTTCAGGGTGTTGCTTCCGGGCGTTCCGCCGCCGGCGTTCTGCATTCCCATCCAAGTGCCATCGGAGAACTTGAGCAGCATGACGTGGCCGCCGTTGATCAGCGTCCCAGCCGTGGCGAATCCGTTGGTGGTGTTGACGGGGCACCAGAATCGAGCCTCACCCGTGGCCAAGGTGGCCGCGAGTCCGCCGGTGTTGTCGAAGACCCGGTAGTAGTTGGTCGCGTTGCCCGCCGGATCACCCACGACGATGAAGTACATCGTGTTGATCGTCAGTTGCTGCGGCGTCGTGAGCACCACGCGGTTCCACGACGAGGCCACTGGCGTGCTCGACTCGCTCGTGACCAATGTTCCGGGCAGCAGCGCGTTGCTGGCGTTCGAGGTTCGCAGCTCGACGGTCAAGGCACCGGTGGGGCTGCCGGTGTTGGCACCCGTGGCGTACCAGATCTCGGTGAGCACGCGGGTTTGCGGCACCATGAATCTGAGGGCCCTGAGGGTGCCGCTCACGCCGAAGGAGTACGCAGTGGTGAGCACGGTGGGCGTCGTGCTGCCCGTGCTGTAACTGCCGATCACGTTGCCTTGGTGCGGGTTGGCGTACAGGTTGTGAGGCGGTGGGATGCGGCCACGCCGGAGGAAAAGCCCGGTGTTGGTGCGGCCGTTGACCTCGAAGTACCCGCGGTTCATGTCAGAAGTCCACGGCGATGCTGGTGACGTTCCAAACCTCGGACGCGTTGGTGTTCACCTCGACCACGTCGCCCGAGGCCAAGGGCATGCCCTCCATGCCATTGACCAGAGTCATCAGGGGCGCGAGGTGCTGAACCTCGGCCGATGGAACCGTGCCCGAGGCCGTGATGGCCGTGGTGGGCACCTCGCCCAGCAGCCGCCTGGTTCCGCCGCTGGGGGTGAGCCAAAACCGGATCATGCCGGCCACCGTCGTGCCCGTGGCCTTGCAGTTGGCGCCGACGTACATGCCTCCATTCGTGCCGGCGGTGTACAGGGTGGTCAGTTGGTTGGGCGCGGTCAGAGACGTGCTGCCCGTGCCGGTGGTCGCCACCGTGTTGGTCTTGCTGGTGAGGCCGAAGATCGGCGAGGTGTTCGCTGGCATGGTGTGTCCTTATCTGAACCCGCGGTAAGCATAGATCTTGCCGGCGGCATCGACGGCCGCGCTGGCGCTGCCGCCTGATCCCGTGTCGCCCTTCGAGGCCAAGAGATCCCATTCGGTGGTCGCCGTGGCGGGATTCGAGCCCGGCACGGTGGTATCGGCGATGCAGATGTAACTTGAGCCGTTGTACTCCACGGCATCGTTCACGTAGTAGAAGGTGGTCGTGCCGGCCCAAGTACCTTGCCACACCAGGCCGGCGGGCCCGGTAGCTCCTGTCGGCCCTGTAGCTCCTGTCGGCCCTGTGGCTCCTGTCGGCCCAGTCGCTCCGGTGGGTCCAGTCGCGCCGGCCGGCCCGGTTGCACCAGCCGGCCCGGTCGCGCCGGTTGGTCCAGTGTCGCCGGTGAGCCCTGTCGGACCTGTCGCACCGACTGGACCTGTCGCACCAGCCGGGCCGGTCGCACCCGTTGGCCCGATGGATCCAGTCGGGCCCGTGGCGCCTGCCGGCCCAGTCGCTCCGGTGACGCCTGGCGTGCCCGAGCTCGCCTGCACCACGGTCAGGATCACCGCCGGCGTGGCCGGTCGCGTCGGGCTCGTCGCCGCCGCCATGTAGTCCAGCGTGATGTCGCTGTCCGTCGCGCTCATCACGATCTCGAAGTAGTCGCCTGCGGCCATGGTGTAGACGAAATTCCACGCCATCACCTCGGCGGCGTTGTTTCCCTGAATGGCATAGTCGGTGTTGCTCCGCGGGATGTCGGTCCCGTTGTGCCGGAACCAGACGCTGACGTGCTCGGTGCCGCCGCTGCTGTGCCGCAGTTGAGCCGAAAACTGGAAGTTGTACGTGCCCGCGTTCGTCACCACCACGCGGCTCAGGGGGCTGCCCAGGCTCACGCCCGTGGCCTCCTCGGTCGTGTCGTACACCACGGGCGTAGCCGTCGCGTTGCCGATGCTCTGGTCGGCGTTGGCCGTGAACACGCCGTAGTAGCCGCGGGTTGTCACCGCCGTAGGCACCTCGAGAACGTCGCCGGTCGTGCCCGTCACCAGCAGCTTGTACTCCACCGTGCCGCTGGTGGTCGTGACCTGGAACCTCACGTACCGGATGCCGGCCACGTAGATCGACTCCTTGAGGCCGGCAGAGCTGTAGTCCACGGCGCCCTGCGGCATCGGCCACCAGGTCTCATTGTCATTCGACCCTTGCACGCTGATGGTGCCGGCCGCCGAGGCGTCCAATGGCGTCGAGATCTGCGGCCGGATGGTGGCGTAGGCCTGCACGTCGTAGACCAGGCCGCTGTTGATGCTCGAGAGCACCGCCGCGGGGTCGAACTGATCGACGCCGTTGGTGTTGATCGGGCTGAGGATGTCGGTTCGGATCGGCATGGGTTAGTCGGGGTTCACGTCAGGGATGGGGGCGCTATCGCCTGGGCCTATCTCGCCTTCGCCGGCACCAGGCACCAAGGGAGGCCGCACGGTACCAGGGCCGCCATCACCGACGCGCAGCTGGATGGCTCGAGGATCGGGCCCACACTCTCGGAAGGCTGGGTATTCGTGAAAGTGCCACTGCACCACGTTCGCAGCCACGGCGCCGATCACCAGCTGCCCACGCCGCAGCGCCACCACGTCGATCTGGTCGGGCCATCGCTGCACCGGTGTCTGCAGCTCGAGCCGGTAGATGCCCTCCACGTTGGTGTCGTGAACGGCGATGGTGTAGGTGATGCCGCTGGCCGGCCCAGGGCTCTGGCCCTGAACCTCCACGATGCGGCCGAGGATGAGGCGGGGGTCTGCCATGGTCAGATGATCCTCGAGGCTCCTGGCAGCTCTCGCCAGCCCTCGGGCTCGTAGTCGTACAGGTCCTGCGGGAAGCACCGGGGCCGCTGCGTCTCGGGGTTGCCATCCTGCACCACGGCGAAGACGGTATAGGGCAGCCTCACCGGCACGTCATCCTCGTCGGGCAGGCAGTACTTGATCAGGTCGCTTCCGGTCTCGGGCAGGAAATAAGTTCCGTAGTCGATCTCCCAGGTGTAGTTGATGTCGTAGGTGCCGGCGTCATCCACCTGGCTCACCGTGCCGCCCTCGAAGTGATAGATGCCACCATCGGGCATCTTGTGGAGCTTGTCGGTCTGCTGTGCGATGGCGTCGAACACCCGCACATCCTGCACCACCACCCGCACCTGGAGGGGCCGCAGCACCCTCACCTCCACCAGCTGCTTCTTGGCCAGCTTCCACACCAGCTTCTCCACCTGGTCGCCGTTGCCGTTGGTGCTCAGGACCTGCGACCGCACCGCCATCGGGATCTCCACGGTGGCCTTGCGGCTGGCCCAGCCCCAGTGGTACCAGGTCGGCGCGTCGCGGTTCGGGGCCCGCAGATCCACGAATCGGTTGTCGTTGGAGTACTGACACTCGACGGTGCAAATGCCGCTCTGGTTGGTCGTGACGCTGTAGCGGTCGAGGCGCATCCGCGGATCGTCGGGGTGCGTCGAGTTGAGCTGCGGCACATCCGGCGAGAGCAGGGCCGCCGAGGGCGAGAGGGTCTGCACCACGATCCGCCTCGAGGCGGTCATCTTGCCGGTGCGGTCGCGCCCCAGCTGCTGGGATAGTGCAAGGTCATAGCCAGGCAGGCTCATCCAACGCCCTCCACCACGATGCGGTTCATGTTGCCGGCGGCCTGCAGGCCGCTGACGGTGAGCTGCTGGCCGAACTGGGTGATGCTCGCCGCGGCCTCACCGCCGAAGGTGGCGTTGATCTCGGCCCTGATGGCCTTGAGGCTCTGGATCCACGCCTCTTGAGCCTTGCGGGCTGCCTCGGCCTGCTTGCGCTGGGCTTCCTCCTGCTCGGCCCACCACTTCCGGTACTCCTCGTGTTCTTCCTCTCGCTTCTTGCGCTCTTCCTCGGCCTTCTTGGCTGCCTCGTCGGCCGCGGCCTTGGCCCGCTTGGCCAGCTCGTCCGCCAGTGTCTTCTCGATGGCTTGGATGGCTGCGGTGGTCTCGCCGGCCTTGGCCAGTCGATCCGCCGCCGCCAGGGCGTTGTGCGCCTTGATGATCTCGAGGATGCGGGCCTGCGCCTCGGCCTCGAGCCGCTCCTCTTCGCCCATGGCATCAAGCTGGGCCTGTTCATTGAGGGCGTTGAGAGCCTCGAGCTGCTTTGCGTACCGCTCGGCCTCTTGTGCATCGGCCGCGGCCTGTGCCACGCCACGGATGCGTCTGGCGTTGTTGGCGGTCGCCTGTGCGATGTCGTTTAGATTCTTGAGCTCGTCGCGGATCTTGTTGGCGTCATCGGCCAGCAGGCCGGCGAAGTTGGGGAACAGCTCCAGCATCGCGTTGGTGATTGGCCGGAACTGTGCATTGACCTCCACCAGCTTCTTGTTGAGCTCGTCGAACTTGTCGGCGATCTTCGCCTGGGCTGCCGCTGTGTTGGTCTTGTCGAGGGTGGCCCTGAACTCCTCGGCACGCTCATTTGCGGTCTTGAGCCTCTCGATCACGTAGGTGCTGATGGCCTCGCCGATCTTGAAGAAGGTCGTGGCGATGGCGCCCACGGCGAAGACCTTGCCCAGCAGGCCCTGCACCACCTCGATCTGCTCGCCGTACGTCTTCTTGACGCCTTTAAGCTTCTCGCCGAGCTCGGACGTGGCGGCAGCCTGGGCCTTGGTCGCCTCGGTGGCCTTGCCGGCCGAGTCGGCACCCGCGGCGTCCACTTGCGCCTTGGCCTTGGCCACGTCGCCGGTCAGCTGGCTGGTGTCGGCCCGCAGCTTGACGCCAATTTCGATAGGCTCGGCCACCTAGATCTCCTCTTAGGTTGCCGTGGCGGTGTCGGCGATTCGCAGGGTGCCGGTCACACGCACCACATCGTCCATGCGCCAGCTCAGGCTCAGCTTGGTCCAGAAGGCCGGGAAATCCCACCTGCGGCTGCCGCCCACCGTCAGGCGGCAGGTATTGTCGGGGGTGGACGTGCCGGCGATGTTCCAGGTGGGCTTGCCGATGGTGCCGCTGGCTGCCAACAGGCCGCCGTTGCTCTGCGTCAGGTTGCCCGAGCCGTTGAAGGTGTAGCTGAGCTCGGAGTAGTCGCCGAGCCGCACCCGCTGGCTCAGGCTCGGGATGCCGATATTGCCGGCCAGAGTCGGATCAGTGCCGGCCTCCACCAGCTTGAAGCTGGCCGCCGCAGGTGCCCCGGTAGTCGGCAGGCTGGGCGCGTCGTTTACGTCGGCCTTGCAGGTGTAGCTGCCGCTCCAGGTGCCGATTCCACCCGGCATCCACTTCCGCCAGCCGGTGGCCGCACCAGTCGCCTCCGTGATCTCGATCTCGGGCCAGGTGATGTCGATGGTCAGGGCGTTCATGTAAGCCACATAGCCCGTGTTGAACGTGACCAGCGCCGAGATGCCCAAGGGAGGGGTGGTCCTTGGGAAGATGCCGGAGAAGTCCACCGTGCCCGTTCGCAGGCCTTGGTTCCGCTCCATCATGTTGATGGTCGAGCCGGTGGCCTGCGTCACGTCGATCTCGTTGGAGTCGATCTTGAGCGTGGCCAGGTCGGTGGTCATTCGCAGCGCGGTGCCGAACAGGTAGAGCAGGTCGCCACTCGCCGCGGTGCAGGTCAGGTTGCCGGTCTCGGAGGTAATCGGGTATGCAAGTGCCATGGTGAGGATCTCAGGGGTTGGTCGCCAGGGCGGTGACCCTAAAGGTGGCGGTCATCGTGCCCTGCATCATGTGCTCGTCGATCATGGTGGAGTCATAGGTACGCACCAGGCAGTTGCTGGCCTTGGCAGTGTACCCGTTCGTGCCCAACACCAGCAGGTGGCGATGGAAGCCGTAGGTGGGGATCCGGCCGGCCTGCAGGATGGCGTTGCCATGCAGGCGGTCCATGACGCCGCTAATGCGGCCGGCGAAGTTGCCGGCCACCGCATCCTGCACCTGGTCGAAGATCTGGAAGGTGGCGGTGCAGTTGAACTCGTCGGCCGTCATGCTGTGGTCCTGGTCCATCCGCACGCTCACCAGCAGGTAGGGGAAGGTGATGGCCGCCGGCGTTCCGAAGATGCTGTAGGCGCCGCTAATGACGTTCCAGGCGTTGCCGTTGTAGAGCCCGCCGGCGCCCGTGTCGGCCTTGATCCTGTCGAAGATGGCCTGGTAGATGGTCGTGAGGATCATGCTGCCGGAGCTCCTGCCGCGGCTGCGGCCTTGAAGGCCTTTCGGATCTCGAAGTTGAAGCCGGCTGCAAAGGCCTTGGCCATGCGGGCCCTCGAGTCTTGGTTGGTCGTGGCCGGCCTGAGGAACGGGCGAGCAGGCAGCCGCACGGTGGGCTTGAGCACGAACATCAGCTGGCTCCTGGCGTTCTTGCCCTTGACGGTTCGCCACAGGAACGCCACGCCGCGGTGCGGGCCCTTGCGGAAAGTGAGGTTCTGCGTCCGCAGGTCCTTGGTGTTTGCTCGCATCTGGGCAGCTTCAGCGTTCACCGGGATGGTCAGGTACTTCTTGTTCTTGGCCTTGATGAGCCCGCCGTATTCCTGCTTCTTGGCGTACCGCTCGTTGGTGCCCACGATGGTCGTGCCGTTGGCCGGCGGCGTCTTCTGGATGCTGTTCCGCAGCCGGTTGGTGACGGTGCCAGGAGGCCCACCTGGTGGAGACGGGTTGTGCCAGGAGGTCTTCACGAAGCTGTCTTTGATGTACCGCACCAGCACGTCGCCGGCACGCCCCACGCCGGTGGTGGATGCAGCCATCAGCACGACCTGCAGGTCGGCGCCGGCCACCTTCATGGTGAACTGGCTCTGCATCAGTCCTGATCCCTCTCGAGGGTGATCACGTAGACCGTGCCGAAGTTGACCAGGTTCCGCGGCTGGCCGGCCACCCGGTACTGCACGCCCGAGATGATCACCTTGTCCTTCGGCGTCACCGTCCAGCTCGCGCCGGCGGTGGTCACCGGGGCGCAGTACACATCGAACATCTTGGTGGTGGTGTCGCGGCCGTAGACCAGGGCATCCGAGGCCGAGCCGGGCTGCACCATGCATGCCACCGTGGCCGAGGCCGTGGCGGGGAAGGTGCCGACCGGCACGCCATCGACGCCGGCCGCCCAGGTCGCTGTGTAGATCTCCATGGAGCTGGTCAGCAGGTGGTACGGGGTGTTGGCCATGGGTCAGGCGCTCCCGGTGTTGTACGCCTGGATGAGCTCGGCCTTGATGCTCTTGGTCTTCTCGGGGTCCATGTTCGTGTAGCTGTACCCGCCGAGGCTCTCGCTCTGCAGGCCGAAGTTGCGGCCGCGGGCGGCGTAGGCCAGGTCGGTGAGCCGGTAGCACGCCATCTTCAGGTCGGCCGGGATGGTGGCGTACCCGCCGGTGTACACCACCTCGATGTTGTCGAAGCCGGCCGGGAACCAGGGCTGCACCGAGAAGGTGCTCTCGATGGTGCCGAAGGCGTCGGTGGGGAACCTCGCCAGCACCGGGTCGATGCGGCTCAGCAGGCCGCTGTCGCCGTTCACGCGGTAGGTGTCGGCGTCGAGCGTGTCGTAGCTGCCGCCGGCGGTGTAGACCTTGACGCTGGTGATGCTCGAGACGGGCCACTCGACCAGCTGAATGGTCTGCTCGCCGGTGCCGTCGTAGCGCTCGGTCCTGCTCACGCTCTCGAAGCCGTTGGTGAGGTCGCGGTCGCACATGCGCCGAACCTCCATCGAGACCGCATCGACCAGGACGGTGAGCAGGGCGTCCTGCGCCGTGCCGCTGATGCCGGCCCAGACCTTGTACTCGGAGATGCTGATGAGGCTGGCCATGAAGCCCAGCCGCCAGCTGTCGCCGGCGGCCGAGGGTGAGGGGTGCTTGAGGATCAGACCACGGCGCGGGCCACCAGGCCGGCGGCCGTGGCGCGGGCCGCCTCGGTCGAGCCGTTGACGCCGTTGCAGGGGTTGATGCCGATGGCCACGGCGCCGATCACGCGGCTGGTCGCCGTGCCGGCGGTGTGGCTGCAGCGCAGGTAGCGCTGCCGCGGGCCGCCGGTCTGCACCGAGATCATGTAGGTGCCGACCGCCGCGGTCTGGTTGTAGGTCACCGTCGCGTTGGTGATGGCGGTGTAGGTGCTGTTGTCGCTGGACTCCTTCACCACGAAGGTGCCAGACGTGTCCGTGCCGCTGGCCGACGTGAGGATGAAGACGATGTCAGAGAAGCCACCGAGGGCGGCCAGGGTGGAGCTCTGGAGGTCGATGACCGTGCCGGTGGTCTCGGTCGTGGCGGCCACGGCCTGCGGAGCGAGGGCCTGGGTGATGAGGCTGTTCTGGAGGGGGTTCATGGGTCGTATTCCTTGTTCTGATGGTGTGGCTAATCAGGCGCCGAGGAGGCAGACGATGGGGCCGTAGGTCGAGCCACGGCCGTCGCCGTGGATGACGGTGTTGAACCGAGACGTGCCGCGGACGGCCAGGGCATCGGTCGAGAAGTAGAACTGGTCCGAGGTCTGGATCTCGAGCTGGCGGCGGTCGCCGAGCATGGTGGCGCCGACGAAGTCGCCGAAGTAGCAGCTGCGGACGTTGCTGCCCGTGGCGGTCGGCATGACCTGGGAGAAGAAGACGGGGTAGCCCAAGAAGGTGGCGTCACCGCCAAGGCCGCCCATGGTGAGCTCCTTGAACTGGTTGGCCGTCTTGTCCACCTTCAACATCACCTGGGCGAAGAACTGCCGGCTGCAGACGAACGCGAGGCGAGCCGGGTTCACGTTCTCGACGCGGCCCATGGCCGTCGTGAAGTCGCTCACGGCCATCGTGCCCCACGACACGCCGGTGAGGTACGCGCTGGAGGGCAGGGCCGAGGTGAGGCCGATCTGGTTGGCGTAGGTCGCCGTGCCGTTGCCGAGGAAATAGGCCTGATCCTCGGCGATGGCCTGAGCCTCGGCGATGCTGCGGGCGAGATCGTCGGCGATGTTCACCGCCGAGTCGGCGAGCAGCTCGCGCGAGACCTGGTACAGCACGCCGTACTTCTTGGCCGTCAGCGTCACGTTGCCGTAGCTGTTATCGGTCGGGCTCAGGGTGCCCGTCTCGGCCACGGGGCTCATCGACGCGATGGCCGTCTTCCGGGGCACGGTGGTCACGTCGCGGGCCATCGTCACCACGTTGGCCAGCTTGCGGGCCATCCCGTACTGCTCGGTGAGGTACACCAGGTTGGGGATGAACTCGACGGGCACCAAGGCGCCGCCCAGCTGGTTGTTGAAGATCACCTGCGCCTTGCGGGTGATCTCCAGGTCCGCCTTCTTCTGGCCGTACTCGGTGTTGCCGAGGGTGCTGAGGCGAGCCCAGGCGCCGAAGGCCTCGGCCTGGTCGGCGTCGTTGAACGCCGCCTTGCCGGCCCGGATCTTGGCCTGGTAGGCCTTGCGGCTGGGGTTGCCGATGCTGAACCGCTGGGGCACGCCGGCGTCGGCGGCCTCATCGGCGATGGCCGCGTGAGGGCTGGCCGTGCCGCGGATGGCATCGGCATCGCCGGCGATGCGCAGAACGCTCTTGGCGTTCCACACCTGGTCCACGTCGATGGAGTTGCCGGCGTCGTCCTGGAGGTCGATGCCCTGGGCGGCGAGCTTCGCCACATGGGCCTTGCAGTTGTCAATGGTCGCTTCGCCCTGGAGGCCGTTGGCCGTCAGGGTGTCAATGAGGGTCTTACGAGTGAGGGGCATGGATGCTTCCTGCGGCTGGTGCCGCATTGGTTGGGTGCATCTCTGGCCGGGCTCACTCGGGGGACCTGCTGCCGCACACGCGGGGCTTGGTCCTGCCGCTGGCTGCGGGGCAGGCTGTATTCACTTGAAGCCGGCGGCAGGCCGTACTACCTGCCGCAGGCGAGAAGAGGAGGTGACGAGCTCAGTATACCCGCCGCTCACCGCACCACGATCACGCGCCTCGGCTGGATGCCGAAGTCGCCCACCACCCTGTCGCTGATGCGGGCGTCCAAGAGGGCCTTGCGGGCCTTCTCGGCGTTCTCTGCTGCCGCCTCGATGTTGCTGCCCACCATGCGGCAGGTCACGTTCATAGGCAAGGCGGTATAGCTCACCTCGAGCACCTTGGCCTTGCGCACCACGCTCTCGACGCCGGGGTACGCCTCTCGCTCCTCGGGCGTCGGCGGGCCCCACTCCATGGCCTCGAAGCCCACGCTCATGGCCAGGGTGCCGGCACGCGCGAGGGCGATGCAGGCCCGCACGTACTGGTTGGCCACGTCATCATGGAAGGCACCCTTGCAGAGCCAGCCCTGAGGCGTCAGGCTCATGTCGCGGCACACCGCCACGGCGCTCATCACGTCGTAGTTGTGGTCCACGAACAGGTTGCGGTTCTTCATCAGGTAGCTGGCCACGTCGAGGCCGGTGGGCAGCACCACCTCGCGCTCGAGGTCCACGGCCGAGGTGTTGGCGAGGCACCACACCTCGAGGGGCTTGGCCGCGGCCTGCTTGACGCCGGTCTTGGGCCCGGTGGTCCAGTACCCGCTCGTCACGCCGATGGTGGCGTTGGCCTTGGTCATGCCGCGGGCGATGGCCGAACGCTTGATGGTCTCGATGATGGTCTGGGGGGTCTTCATTCGTCGTAGTCCAGTCCTGGCACCAGGTCGCACCTGCAGTTGGGATGTGCCGGCGGGGCCTGCCAGCTGCCGGCGTCCACGGTGAAATACTCGTCAATGGGAATGTCGTTGGGGTACTTGGTCGTGATCTGGTCGCAGATCGGGCAGGGACCGCCGCTGTTGATCCAGCCCTTGCTCTGCACGCCTTCTTGGATCCACGCCTGCCGCTGGCCCTCGCAGTAGGCCCTGAGGGTCTCGGTGCGGGCGATCCTCACCGCCTGATACTCGGTGAGCTCGGGTGCCACCTTGCGGATGGCGTCTCGCATGTTGCCGACGCTGGTGCCGGCGGCCAGCTCTCGCTCGATGGCGGCCTGCAGGCTGGGCTTGAGGGTGTCGGGCACGCTGGTGGCCAGGGCCAGCCCTTGGTTGCGGATGAACGCCATGGCCGGCTCGTTGGCCACGTCGAAGGAGCCGTCAGTCTTGCCGAGCTGCTCGAGGCCGCTCATGGCGCCGCTGGCCAGTGACGCCTGGATGAATCGCTCGGAGATGGCCGTCAGGTCCGCCATGGCCTCGTTGCTCGGGGCGGCCACCATGCCGAAGTCATCGACCATGGCCGGCACCGCCGAGATGTACCAGGCACTGAGCTCTCGGACGAACTGGCGATAGGCGCCGGCCGCCACCCGCGGCGTTCCGGCCTCCTCGTCCCACACCGTCAGGGCCGCCTTGCGCCTCAGTTGAGCCGGCAGGCCAGCATGTGATACGTGAGAACCACAGGAGCATGCGTCAGCAGCATTCGCATCCGCGGCGTGAGCTGCGGATTTGCTTCCTGCGCCAGGCTCTCCGCCAGCAGCTCCCTGCACATCTCCGCCAGCTTCCTTTGGTCGGCATGCTTCCGTACCTGGCGGCGTGCAGGCCTCGGCCTTGCCGGCCTCACCCACTGTCTCCGCCAGGGCCTTCTCCTCGGCTGCCTCCACTTCATTGATGATCTCCTCGGCCCAGGTGCGGCCGGCATCGCCACCCCACAGCGCCCAGGCGATCCGGCCGGCGGACGGATAGCCCTCCTCACCCTCGCTCCACCCTTGGCCCTGCTGGTCCACTTCGTGCCGCGCGAAGTAGGACGCCATCCGATACACCGTGTCCAGACTCAGGTTCCGCCGGTTCACGATGTCCCGCGCCCGCGCCACGCCCACGGCCGTGCCGCCGCGGCCGTACTCGGCACGCCAGTCGAGACCACGCTGAGCCTCCTCGGCCATGGCCGCGGTCGGCTCATAGCTTGGCGCCTTGGCCGCCACCACGGCCTTGGCGTCCATCGTCAGCTCCTCGGGCTCCACGTCCACGCTGCCGGCTGCCGGCTCCTCGAGGTCAACAGAGGCGTCCATGGTCGGCGCCTCGGGCTCGGCCTCGGTCTCGGGCGACACGTCAACCGACGCTTCGCCCACGTCCTGGCTGGGCATCTCCTCGGCCTTCGCCGGGGCAGGCAGGCCGCCGAAGATGCCGCCGCCCATCGGTGCCGGCGCCTCGGTCTGCCGGTACCGCAGCACGTTGGCCGCATCGGGCAGCGCCTCGAGGTCCATCACCTTGCGGTACTCGTTGGGCGTCACCAGGCCCTGCGCCTCGGCGGCACGCAGCTCGGCCGCCAGCTGGATCTGGTCTTCCTGCACGGGGTTGTCGAAGGCGAACCACATCTCGCCGGGCTCGACGCCGAACTGAGGAAGCAGGAGCTCGGTGAACTCCGCGGCCAGCACGGCCAGGCGAGGCGCGATGGTGAATCGCATGTACTGGGCGTTGGCCACGGTTGCGCTGGCGAGGTTGGCGCTGTTGAGCCGGTAGATGGGCTCGGGGATGCCGGCGGCGTCGTAGATCCGCTTCTCGGTCGTGGTGATGCCCTCCACGTACTGCATCTCGTGGGGCTTGGTCCCGTACTCCTGCAGCTCGGTGTCGCGGAGCAGCAGCACGCTGCCGGCCTTGCCCACGCCTCGGGTCTGCTGGTTCAGGTGTGCCGAGATCTGCTTCATTTGGGCGTCGGTGGTGGTGGGCGCGGCCTTGAAGACCATGCCGGGCATGCCGCCATTCAACCACCGCTGCACCTCGGCCTTGAGGGCCGCGGCTTCCATGTCGCTCTCGGCCACCACGCTCAGCAGCCAGCTCATGCCGCCGGCGGGATGCACGGGGCTGCCGTTCTGCCGCAGGTAGATCACATCCTCGGCGGCGATCCGCATCGGGTCGCTGCTGTTGCGGCCGTAGTAGTACCCGCGGATCAGGTTCTTGTCGTCGAGGATCGGCCAGGCGTACTCGCTCGGCAGGATGTACGCGCTCACCGGGCCTTGGCTGCTGCGTTCGCCGACGTACAGGTAGGCGCGTCCACAGATCTCCTTGAACCACGCCACCATCCAGAGCCACAGAGGCCCCGTGTAGAGGGGGTCCGGGTTCTGCAGGAGGTCGAGCACCGGATGGTCCAGCACCTCCTCCACCTGGTCACCGGCACGGCCGGCGTACAGGGCTGCCTTGCCGATGACCGACCGCACGGGCCCGCGGTTCTGCAGGTGCCGCAGCAGCGCAGGGTCCGCCACCTTGCGGCCTCGGCTCTTGCCGCCCATGCCGGTGTTGCGGTAGAGGCGCAGGCACTGCCCGCTCACCACCGTGGCGTTGATACTCGCGGCACGCCACGCGGTGCCGGTGATGCCGCGGCTCACCAGCTCGAAGTCGCGGCCGGTGTTGTTTGTGGTCCAGCTGGTGGACGGCTCGCCGGGAATCAGAGAGGCCGACACCCACGCGCCGGGAATCTCGCGCTGGTCCGGTTCCACTGCCGCCTTGGTGTTGGTCTTCTTCGCCATGTTCAGGCCCATGCTCGCTCGTCGGGGTCTGTTGCAAGTATACCTGCAGCCGCATCGTGCACAGTCAGCACCGCCGCGCCGTGCCCGCGGCCGGCGGCGTCCTGGTGCATCACGGCGTAGCGGGCGGCGTCCAGGCCATCGTCGTACAGCTTGATGGGCTCCTCCTTGGGCGCCTTGCCATCCTGCCCTGGTGGGTAGATGTGGCAGTCGAACTCGGCCACGGTGTTGGTCGGCTTCTTCGCCTGGTACAGCTCGCGGTCGGTCTCGAGGGTGCAGCCGGCCAGGAACAGCAGCCGCGGCTTGCCGTCGCCCTGCACCCGCAGGCGTTCGTGCATGGCGTCTCGGCCGGTGCGGTGGTCCTTCATCGCCGGCACGCTCTGGATGCCATGAGCTGCGAGGGTGGCGCGATCCTCGGCGTCATGGTCGGTGATCGTCGCCACGTAGGTCTCGCCGTCGCTGTAGCGGTTGATGATGGCGGCATGCTCGGCCACGGTTCGCTTGGTCTGGTAGATCTCGCGGTAGAGCCACATCCGGCCATCCGGGTCGATGGCCCACCACTGACAGACGAAGGGGTGCACGAAGCCAAAGTCGATGCTGCGCAGCTTGGGCCACTTCTCCCAGCCGGCCGGCATGGAGGCCACCACATGCGTGGCGGTGTTGAACTCGGGGTAGACAAGGCCCTCGGCCGCTGACCACTTGCCATCGAGCAGGCGGGCGCGTCGGTGCCCGGTGAGGCTCTGCAGGGTCGCCAGGTACTTGCGGCCTTGCTCGGTCCAGTCCTTGGCCTGCCGGTCCCACAGCACCGGGTTGTCTTGGTGCCGGCACTCGAAGACCTCCATCTGGCCGCGGTCGGCCCGGCGCTTGAGCCAATGGCTCGGGCTCGCGGGGTTGCAGTCGGCCACGATCTGGTGGTACGGGCCCTTGCCGTTCCGCAGGCGGGTGGTGAGCTTCTCCCAGTCATCCTCGGAGCACTCGGTGGCCTCGAAGACGGCGATGATGTCGTACTCGGTGCTCATGATGCGGTCGGGGTTGTCGAGGCCCCCGACCACCAGCACGCTGCCGTTGTCGTAGTCGTAACTGCTGCGCGTCCGCCGGCTCTGGTTGTTGAGGTCGCAGCCTACCTGCACCACCTTCGCCTCGAAGGTCACCAGCACGCTCTCGGTCATCGAGGCGCGGGTCTTCCGGCAGATCAGGCCGCGGGTCTTGGGGTACTTGAGCAGGTACAGGTGCACCTTCTCGAGGATCCCGCGGGTCTTGCCGGTGCCGGCCGGGCCAGGTGCGAGCACCTCGGTGGCCCTGCTCTTCCAGACCTTCTCGATGCCGCCGTAAGGGGTGTAGCTCACGCCGGCTTCCCCTTGCCGCAGGTGGCACAGTCGGCATCGCCACAGTCGCATCTCGGGTCGGTCACACGGCCTCCACTGGGGCATCCTTGCCGTAGAGCTGGATGGCGTGGCGCTCGGTCACCTGGCCGGCGTCGAGCCGCTGCAGCTTGTCGGCGTGCATGTGCAGCTCGAGGTTGTGTTTCAGGCAGGCCAGGGCGAGTTTCACGCCGGCAGCCCTCACCCGCGGGGTGGCGTCCTTGAGCAGCAGGGCGCAGGCATCGGGCAGCGCCTCGGCCAGCTCGGCCGGCACCGGCACCCCGCGGATGCTGTAGCCCTCGAGCTCCTCGATCACCCGCTGCACGTTCCGCCGCTCATGGGTCGGCTGGCAGATCTCGGCCACCACCTCGGCCTTGGGCTTGGGCTTCTTCGCACCCTTGCGCGGTTCCCCCCTCCCCCGCTTCTTGGTGTCGATGTCCCTGGCTTTCATGCTGAACTCTATCGGCGGTCAGGGCTTCGGTCGGCGTGGCAGGTGAACTTGGCCTCGAGCAGGGTGTTGGTCACCTTGATCAGGTTGGTGCTCGCCTCCATGGTGTGTTTGGCGTGCAGCTGCTGCTCCTTGGCCATGTCCGCCGCGGCCTGGCTGGTCTCTTGGATCGAGCGCAGCGCGTCGGCCTGGGCGGTGGCGATCTCGGCCTGCCGGTCCACGAAGGGCTTGAGGAACTTGGCCCACACGAAGCCGGCAACGACGGCGATCATCACGACGGTCAGTAGCACCACGCTCTCTCGCGCGATGCTTTGCAGGGTCTGCTCCACAGCTGGTACCTCGCTCATGCTTTCTTGGTCCCGATGGCCCTCTGGATGGTGTCCACGATCTTCTTGGTGGCCTTGCTCTGGATGGCGTTGGCCACGGTCTTGAAGCTGTCGGCGTCCAGCCGCGGCTTGAAGGTCTCGACGAGCCGCACCACCTCACTGGCGGCCTTGCGCTCACGCACCAGGGCGTAGGCGATCCACGCCGCGGCCAAGGCCAGCGCGGAGAGGCCGATCACCACCCGGTATTCGAGGATCCACTGGCCGGCGATGGCGGCGCCGAAGACGGCCACGCCGGTGATGGCTCCTTGGGCAGACCGCAGCCACACCATGGAGACCACGGCGAGGCCCAAGCCGGCGATGGCGGCCGCGGCCAGGAGCTTGGCCAGCAGGCCGTTCTTGTTGGCCTCGAGGTCCGCCACCCGCTTCTGGGATGCCGCCAGCTGTTCCTGCAGCTCGGCCACCTTCTTGGCGTCGGCACCGATGGCCACGCTGGCGGCCTCGAGGGTGCCGCTGGTGGTCCTCAGCTCGGCCACGCCGGTGGAGATGGTCACGGCCTGGGCGGCGAGCTCGGGCACCTTGGCCACCTCGGTGTTGGCGGTCTCGATCTTGGTTGCCGCGGCCTGCACGGCCTGGGCGGCTTCCTTGGTCGCCGAGACGGCCGCGGGCAGGTTGGTGCCGGCGTTGGGCGATGCGCTGGGCTTGCACTTGCAGCCGGCGATGGCAAGGCAGGCGGTGACGGCCACGGTGGCGAGGATTCGCATGGCCTCAGTGTACCTTGCTGCGTCCTTTCCACCACGCCAGGGCGAGGAGGAGGGCCAGAAGCTCCAAGGCCATCACGGTGATCCAGAAGACGGTCATGGCTTGCTCCTGTCGAGTCGCACGCGGGTCACGTCGATCTTCATGCGTTGGCCGGTCTCGAGGCGAACCACGGCCACCACGATGCCGGGCACGATGTAGGGATAAACCCTCACCAGCACGCCTCGGATCTCGTCACGCCGGCGTTGGCCGATGCGCTGCCAGGTGCAGACCACTCGGGCACCCTTGGGCATGGCGAGGGCCTTGGCGGCCTTGGCGGCCTCCTGCCTCATCCGCGCGTTGTGCCGGCGCTTGCCCTCGGCCTGGTCGCCCACGAACCAGTCGGCCCAGGGGATCCACGGTCCCCCCGCCTCACCTTTGCGGATGTAGGGCACGGCCCAGCTCCTGGTCGAGCTGCTGGAGCAGCTCGAGGGCCTCGGAGCCGGATCTAACCACCCGGTAGACGCCGCCGGCGGCGGTCCACTGGGCTTCCCAGTCGCGCTGGGAGTCGGCCTGGCGGCCCTTGGGAGTCTTCACCTCGATGGCCACGGCGCGGCCGCGGTAGACCCCCACCAGGTCGGCGGTGCCGGCCGCGGCGAGCTTGATGAGGCGGTCCCCCACCTTGATCATGCCGGCCTGGACGCGCACGAAGACGGCCGGATGGCCGCCGGCGGCATGCAGGGCGATGGCGCCGAGAACGCTGCGGGTGACGGCGTTCTCGGCGGCGCCCATCAGTCCGCTCCCTCGCGGTGATCGAGGCGGGCCTGCAGCACCGCATGCTCACGCCAGTAGGCCAGGGCCTCGGCCACGTACTTCTCGGCCTCGTCCATGGCAGCCACGTACCCGCTCATGGTCTGGGACCGAGCCGCGGTCTGGAACCTACGGGCGATCTCGCGGGCCTTGTCGCGGTCTCGGGTGGTCACATCCATGCGCCTCATGGTACCTTGGGCGCCTTGGTGACCACTTGGATGATCCTGTCGATGGTGCCCTCGGCGAGCTGGGGCCGGTCCTTGCCGGCCAGCCACTGCATCAGGTTGTGCCGGTTCACGCCGGGCATGCTGTCGGCGATCTGGCGGGCAGACAGGGCCTTGTTCTCGACCATGGCCATCACCATGCTGCGGACGTGCCGAGGCGCGTTGTTGAGCCGTCGCTTCACTCGGCCCCCTTCTTGGCCGGCTTGGCCTTGTTTGCGGCCTCCTGGCGGCCCTGCTCGCGGGCTTCGCCCAGCGCCTTGGCGATGTGGGCCACCAGGTCGATGGGGTTCACGTTCTCCTTGGGCGCGATGAACCAGGCCACGTTGGCCTCGGCGATGAGCTTGCGGGCGGTGTCGGTGTCGTTGTGTTCCATGGTGAGATCCTCTTCGGTGTATGAGATCATACTGCGGCTGTGCCGCTCGCGGCTTGCACGGTCACTTGTCCTCCAGTGCCCCGGCGGCGTCGGTGGCCGCTCTGGCTCTCGCCAACTCTCCTTCGCTTGCATCGTCGTCGTACCAGCCGCTTCGCCACGCCTTCACCTCGGCACGCAGCACGGTGATGATCTTGTCCTTATCGGTGTCGGTCACTTCAGCACCTCCCGCCACTTCGACTCGTCGCAGTCGATGTACATGACCACGCTGCCCTTGTGGGCACGCACGACGCCGCACGAATCGAGCACCGTGTCCTTGGTCGGGCCACCCAACGCGATCTCGCCAAGGCCCTTCGTCGTGCCCCACACGCGAACCACGCTGGCGTTTCCGATGGTCACGTCGTCGCCGCTGATCGCCACCATGCCGACGACAACCCAACCGCGTTGCAGCACCACGATCTGGAGTCCCTGCTGCGTGATGTTGTCGCTCTCAACGCCGAGAGCCTTGTTCACTGCCGTTTCGATTGCCTTCTGAATCAACATTCCTCACTCACTTTCTGCGGCTGTGCCGCTTAGTAACCAATGCCGTTGCCGTCGCCGTAGCTGTAGCCGTTGCCGCAGCCGTAGCCGTCGCCGTAGCTGTAGCCGTTGCCGTAGCCGTTGCCGTAGCCGTTGCTGTAGCCGTAGCCGTCGCCGTAGCTGTAGCCGTTGCCGTAGCCGTTGCCGTAGCCGTCGCCGTTGCCGTAGCCGTAGCCGATCAGACTGTGTGCATCTTCGTTTGTCACTTGGCCTCCTTCGCCCGCGTCAGAGCAACTTGCCAGCCCACTTCGATTCCACGCAGTCGATGTACATGACCACGCTGCCCTTGTGGGCACGCACGACGCCGCACGGGTCGAGCACCGTGTCCTTGGTCGGGCCACCCAACGCGATCTCGCCGATGCCCTTCGTCGTGCCCCACACGCGAATCACGCTCGCGTTGCCGATGGTCACGTCGTCGCCGCTGATGGCCACCATGCCGACGACAACCCAACCACGCTGCAACACCACGATCTGAAGTTTCTGCTGCGTGATGTGGTCGGTCTCCACGCCAAGAGCCTTGTTCACTGCCGTTTCGATTGCCTTCTGAATCAACATTCCTCACTCACTTTCTGCGGCTGTGCCGCTTAGTAACCAATGCCGTTGCCGTCGCCGTAGCTGTAGCCGTAGCCGTAGCCGTCGCCGTAGCTGTAGCCGTTGCCGTAGCCGTTGCCGTAGCCGTTGCCGTTGCCGTCGCCGTAGCCGTTGCCGTTGCCGTCGCCGTCGCCGTAGCCGTAGCCGATCAGACTGTGTGCATCTTCGTTTGTCACTTGGCCTCCTTCGCCCGCTGACGGAGCATGGCGTCGGCGACGGCGTATGCGTCACCGGCAATCTCAACCGCCCCATGATGCTCGCCGGTCTTCTGGTCTGTGTCCAGCATCATCGAGCGGTGCGGCTCCGTTGTCGTCGTGTCACCTTCAATCAGAGGATTTCGATGGTTGACCACGCGGTAGTTTCCGACCATCGCTTGCATTGCCTTCGCCGCGAAGTAGTCGCGGAGAGACATGCCCGCGCTGTATTCGTCTCGCTCGTGCCTCACCACCAACGGAAACGCCGTTCCACCATCGTCGGTCTTGCTCATGACATTCACTCCTTGCGGCTCTCGCCGCTGTTCACCGCATCGCGTCGCGGACGGTCAGGTTGTACATGGGCGACACGCTGCCGCCGGTCTTGTCGTCGCTCACTTGTCCTCCTTCGCCCGCTGAAGGGCACCGCTTGCGTCAACTTCTTTCTGGGCGTTCTCAACGGCATGGCGGTGGCCATAAACGTCGCACACATCGATGGCTTCAAGCAGTTTGTGCGAAGCGTCGGCATCTCGCCACGCCGTGACCTCGGTCGCCAGCACGTCGCGGTCGGCCTCGGCCTGTGCCGCCCTCGCCTCGGCCGCTTCCGCTCGCTTCTGGGCCGCCTCGAGGAGCTCGGCCGCCACCTGTATGTGCCTTTTGGTCATCACCTGCTCCACTCTTGGTTCACCAGCCACAGTCCACGGCCGTGGCATCATCCTCGTCCTTGATCTCGATCCGCTTGATCCAGCCCTTCACGTCGATGGTCAGGCTGGTCGGGTTGAGCATGACACTGAGCTTTCGGCCGGCGGCCACGCCGTCGCGGCACTTGAGCACCCTGAGCACTCGCACCATGTCCTGGTGCCGGTCCTCGGTCTCCGTCCCGTCCCACCGCCGCTTGCCGAACACCACGTGAGTCTCGGGCCGCTCGCGGCGCTCAAGCCAGAGCACCACGTCGGTGAACCGGCTGATGGCGGCGCCGCCGGCCAGCACCTCCATCGAGATCTCGGTCTTGCGGCCCTTCTTGGGATGGGTCACCAGCCACCCGGCGGCATGGTGCCGCTCGAGCAGACGCCGCAGGCCGGTGATGAGGTTCTGGTCGTCTTCCCACGGCTTCTCGCTGGGCTGCATGGCGGTGATCGGGTCGATGGCCAGCACCTTGACGCCCTGCTCGAGCTTGGCCTGAGCCCACCGCAGCACGTCGCGGTGCGTCAGGAGCTTGCCATCGGCCACGTCCATGACGTTGCCCAGGCTGTTGAGGCTGCTGCGGTGCAGGTTCATGAGGCTGCGGATGCGCTCGGGGTTGGCCGCGATCCAGTCGAGGTTGGTGACCTGCGGCTCGCTCGAGAGCTGGGCGAGGTACCGCATCAGGTGCCACTCGCGGGTGCACTCAAGCTCGAGCAGCGCCACGGGCACGCCGGCACGATGGGCATGGGCCATCAGCTGCAGCACCAGGAAGCTCTTGGCGCTGCCGGGGTCGCCGCACACCACGTTGATCGTGCCAGGCATGGCCGCCTTGATGTCGTCGAACGCCGGCCAGGGCGTGGCCACCGGCCTGATGGTTCCGTCGATGATGCCGTCAATACGGCCGGTCATCAGGTCCGCCGGGGACCGGTGCTTGGCTAGGTTCTCCTCGATGGCCTTGCGGTCCACCCAGGACGGAAAGTCATTCCAGTCATTCGGCACGTTCACTTGGTCACCTCCTCGCCGGGGTTCCAGACCCACGGCCCGGTATGTTGTGGCGTCCAAGCGGCGAAGGCAAGCAGCTCGGCACCGTGCAACGCATCCTTGTCGGCCTTGCCCTCCTCGATCCGCTTGGCAATGTGCCGAAGCACTTGCGGTGCCCACCGGTCTAGCCGGCGGCGTGCCGCACGCTGGAAGGCCATCAGCCTGCCCTCAAAGCCCGGCATGCCGCTGTAGTACATGGCCGCGGTGAAGAGCGTGCGGTGCGGTGCGCAGTGATCTGGCAGGGGCCGCTCGATCACGGCCATGTGCCTGACCGATTCGTGCACGTTCGAGCCAAGCAGCAGCGCGTCGTAGAGCTCCTGGAGCCGCGGGTGGCTCATCACGTCGCTCGAGATGCCCATGCGGCGGGCCCAGAGCCTCACAGTCTCGTCGCCAGTCAGCAGGGTGGCCAGGATTGTCACCTCTTCGGGCTCAATGGCTGCCGGCTTGGTGGCGGTCACGGTGGGCATGGTCTTGGTGGTCGTCATTCGGGGATCTCCGGGCTGGGTGGGTCATTGGCCCACAGACGCTGATTCAGGTAAGTCGTGGTGTGCTGCACATACCCATCCTGCCACTTCTTGCTCTTGATGTACTTCTCGAGGTTCAGCATGATGTGCTCGACCAGGCTGGGCTTTCCCGGCTCGGTTGGCCGTTCGATCTGGTCTCGTTGCCAATAGCCAAAGGCCTTTACCTTGGCATGGCGACCAGCCCGCGGGTACCGCGCCCAGAACCGGTTGAACGCCTCGGAGTACGCCGGGATGAGCTTGGGGGGCTCTTCGCCCGCGTCCCCCTTGGGGGGACTATGGGGGGATTTCTTACTCTTCTCTTCTCTTCTCTTCTCTGGTGCGCATTCTGTGCGCGAGTTGTGCGCACCAGTTGCGCACATTCTGCGCACACGTGTCTGGGCTGCATGATCGGCCCGACGCTTGGCCCCCATTCCGTTGTGGATGTCGAAGTCTCGCATCTCCAGACCTTTATCGGTCTGCGTGAGCCAGCCGACGCTGCCCATGGCATTGGAAAAGCCAGGGATTCCCACCAGCTCATCGACGGTCTGGAGGCTGTAGCCCTCGAGGATTCCGTCGCGGCTGTGGGCGTCAAAGAGGCTCCACACCTGGTGCAGCGCACCGACAACCATGCACCGCTGCGCACTTGCCGCGCACCCATCGCGCACAAGCTGCGCACAAACTGCGCACACAATGCGCACCACCTTCGGGTGCGTGTGCAGGTTCACCCGCACCTTGATCCAGTCATCTGCCATTGGTCATCTCACGGACACAACGACCCCCAGCCGTGGCTTCTCCCGTGGCGCATGCAGGACGCCATTGGCACGGAGGGGGGTCGATGTGTCGATGAGGCTGCATTGTCAGATCAGGGAGAAGCACCCACATGGTACCAGCCGCTGCCCGATAACACAAGGGCTTCTGGTTGAATCCACCCGAGGCGTTTTCACACCTCGGGTGGCCTCGGTTGTCGGCGGTCCACCCGGAGTAGTCGGGCACTCCGGTTTACTCCGGTTGCCGGTCGAACCGATCAGTGTTGCTTACCAGTTGCCTCACGCCGGCGGCCGGTCGCGGTCGGTCTCGGCACGCCGCCAGCTGCAGGTCTCGTCGGGCAGCCACCCGGTGTCGGGCACCTTGGCGCTCCACAGGATGTCGCGCCCGTGCACGTCGGCCGCGCTCTGGGCCTCGAGGTACCCCAGCTTCGCCAGGTGGCCGCTGGGGCAGGGCAGGCCGTCGCGGAATGCCCGCCAGCCCACGGTGTACTCGCGCTCCTTGGCCTGGGCCCGCTGGCATACCAGCTCGTCGGTGATGGCTTCTCGCTCGGTCATGCCTTGGCTCCAGTGTGTGGCTTGGTCTTGTCGAACAGGGTGCCCTTGATGTCCTTGCAGGTCTTGGCGGCGTCAGTGAACCTATCGCACAATGCCGGCAGCAGGGCCTTGGCGTATTCGTTGCCCTGACAGTCGATCTGGTGCATCCATGCCTGCACCACCATGATGCACTCGTCATCGAGCTCCGACACCTGGTCGATTGGGTCTGTCTTGAGGAAAGGCTTGCAGATGCCCTTGGGCTTGCTTCTGTTAGAGAATCGGAATCGGTTTTCGTAGACGTTCAGGGCCCTCCACATCGTCCCGTTCTTGTCACGGAACGGATCGGCGAACCGATGGACCTTGTACCAGACGTCCATGAACTCGGTCTCGTCATGGCATCGGCGGCACTGCATCCAAAGGTTGCCAGGATGATCGGTTCCGCCCAGTCTGCGCATCAGAATGTGGGCTCGCTCGATCCGTGATCCGGCATGCCCACACTCCCAGCAGACGTGATCGGCTGGCAATGGTTGGTTGCGAATCTCCTGGTACTTTCCACGCCACTCATCTTGGATCGCCGTGATGCTTGGCATCTTGCGCGGACGGTCTTGGGTGTACTCCATGACGAAGTGACGATGCACCTCGCTGATGATGCGTTCGGATGTGCTTACATTGGGAACGAACGCTGTGTTACGCTCGGTCATGGCTTGGCTCCTCAGGGGTTCACGTCGGGAATGGGCTCGCCGGCCACGGCGCGAAGCTTGGCCGAGCTCCTGCTGTGCAGGATGTTCCAGGCCTTGATGATCAGGGACACGCCACGCCGGCGGTCGCCGTCCACGTTGAAGCTGCCAGCCCGGAACTGCCGCACCAGCTGCAGCCGCGGGTCGCTGTCCTTCAGCTCGGTGCCCTGGATGGTGCGGTGCATGAACTCCCAGGCCTTCTCGACGCCGTGAACCTTGGCGATGCGCCAGCAGGCATAGGCGGCGATGGCGTAGGGGATGCCCGCGGCACGCAGGCCGCGAGAGGCGCCGCCGCACCGCCCGATCATGCTGTTGGCCACCTTGTCGTTCACGGTGAGGTCGATCACCTCGGTGGGCGCCGGCTTGCCCAGGGGCAGGCCCTTGTCGAACATGAGCCGCATGCGGGCGAAGGCTCCCCGCATGTTGGCGTAGTCGGCGCCGAGGCAGCCCACCAGGTAGGCGTTGCTCCTGGGCCGGAAGGCGTCGTAGAGGGCGATGCAGCTCGGATCGTCGCCCCAGGCGGTGCGGATCTTCAGCTTTGCCTTCGCCAGGACGATGGCCTGCAGGGTGGTCTGCCCGTTCACCAGATTGTTGTTGGTGTCGAAGACGATCCAGGTGACGCGCAGGCCCTCCACCCAGTCGCCGGCCTTCATCACGCGGGCCAGCTTCTGAGCCTCGTTCATGTTGAGGGCACGCTGCTGGTCGTGCTTGTTGTGGTGGTCGAGGATGTACTGGGCGAGCTCGGCGTGATAGGTCACCAGCGCCTCGCCAGGCGGGTGGCCGCGGCCGGGCACCTTGCCGGTGAGGAAGGGCAGCTCGGCAAGCAGGCGGACGGTGGCGGCATGGTCTCTGTCGGTCATGGGTACTCCCTGATGGGGGGTGAAATCCGGCCACACGGCCGGCGAATGGGTCCCGAGGCCTTCCGGCCTCGAGATCCCCAGCGCGAACGGGCACGCCCTTGCGCCTGAGGGGGAGTTGCCGGCGGAACGAAAGGGATCCGCGGCATGGCCCTGGTGCTGTTTTGGGGGGCCGATCACCCCGAACCACCTGCACCTATGGGTCCAACGCGGCCGGCTGCCTCTCGGCTCGCCGGCCACCACGCAGGAGAAGAGAGAATCAGTTGCCCTTGGTGGCCGTCCTGATGGCCGCCAGGGCTTGGGCTGCGGTGGGGGCTCCATTGGGAGGCTGCTGGGCCTTGGAGGGCTCCTGCGGCCTCGGCGCGGCCTCGACGGCCTTCTGGGGAGCCGGCAGAGCTTCCGGCTGCACGCTGGTCTGCATCTGAGCCGCCGCGGGCGGCGTCGGCACCGTCCGCCAGTCGTCGCGGTAGTCCTGCACCTCCTCGGCGGTGATGGCGCCCATGAGGGCGTCGGGGA